CCATTGCTGCAAGGCGGCTTGCTTGGCAGCTCTTCCCGCAGTTGTCTGCGTCCAGTCATATTGCATTGACTTGGTTTCTCCAGTAGCTGGATCTTTCCAAGAAGTTGTTTCACCCTGTACTAGCTCACGAACCTTGTTGTCTGGGCCACGTGTTAGACCCATGTCAAACAGCGCTTGTGGTGAAGTCTGATCAGTGTAACCTTTTTCAATTCCGGCACGCTGAGAGCTCTGCTGCTTCTGTTGCTGAGTTCCAAGACCGCGCTCTCCTCCAGCGTAAGCACCGCTACGAAGTGTGCCACGTGACGCCATCTCAGCTGCTAGTCTTCTTTGATCCTGAACAGCCTGAGTGTCAAAGTTTTTAAGCTGACCTGTAGCGCCGTAGACGTCTGTGTAAAGGTTTGAAAGACGCTCTAGCTCGCCAACGCTTTGACCCCTAAAGCCACCAAGCGCTTCGTTCATGTAGTACTGGTAAACCGGATCGTTTAGTGCAGTGTTTGGGTCCAGGTTAGGGGCAGCGGGAGCAGCAGGAGCTGCAGTTGCTTCTGGAGTAATAGACTGTGGTGTAATTGCAGCCTGTGCTGGAACAGTTAGCGCTGATGCGTTAAATGAGTTAAAGGCTGGTGCATTGTAGTTTGATGTGCCAGGTACTTTTCCAGCTGCACGATTTGTGCTTCTTATGGCGTTAGTCCTACCCCTGTTGCTAGCGTCGCCCCTACCAAGTCTTTGTACGGAAGATCCTCCGTCGAAACGCATTACCATTAGTTGAACCTCATTGCGTCCGAGCTAGCGTAAGCACCCTTAGCGGTTGCCTTAAGTTTTGCCTGTAATGCATTTCTGCGAACCTTTTTCTTACGATCGCGCTCTGCATAACCGGTTTTGTCAACTGGTCCCATTGTGGGATTGTAGCGTCCGCTACCGTAAACCTTAGCACCTGCTGCAAAAGCATTGAAATCGGGTGCACCAAATGCTTTTGCCATTAGTTAACTCCCTTGGTCATCTTAGCCTTTTCCCCAATCATTGGAGTTATGCTAAATACCTGCGTAGGCGCGGTGGCCGATGTGCCATCACAACTAAAGTATACCTCAAAAAAGATGCGCCTAAAGCGCAATCCGCGCTCCAGTTTAAGTAGAGTTCTTTGAGGCCTACCTGAAGGGATTTGCCTAACGCTTTCTACTGGAGGAGCCTCGTTAACTGGAGTGTCCCATGTACCTGATTCTAGGTAATCCCATGTGTAGCCGTCCATTTGGCTCCACTCATTTTGATAGGTGGTTACACCTACCACGTGGGCTTGTGTTGTAACCTGGCCAGCAGCAGCCATGTCAACAGCCCACCAATATAATCTCTTCCATTCTGCTGGAGTATTAAAGTCGTAAATCCTAGTTCTTACTTGGCATTCAAATTCTTCAGAAGCGGTAGAGCTTACGTTAATGTTATCAATTTGGTATATCTTCCATTTTGAAGACTCTGGAGATCCGCTAATGCCGTAGCCAACTTCATACGGCAGGATTTCGTCGGCAAGCCTTGCGCGTTGTTTTACGATTGCAAGCTTTGAAAAAGCAGAATCCCAAATGCTCCATGTACCTGTAAGTAGGTTTAGTATGTAAGAAACGCCATTAAACCAAACAATTGCACGATCTCCAAAAACAGAAACAGCGTAGTCTTTTTTCCACAAAGTAGGCTCTATGCCGGGGAAAATCTCTTCTCCTTTGAAGTTAACTTTTTGAGCGTTAAGTGGGGAAAAAGAGTCGTTTAGGTACTTGTAGAGAATCTGATCATGCAAAACTACGTAACCGTTTTGATACACAGCAACACAGTCAGGATTTTCTGCTCCAATCCCCTGCTGGATAAGAGAAATGACACCCTCTTCTACGAGGGCAGAGTAAGTCAGGGTGTAGGTAGAAGCGCTTTTAAATATAATAATCTTGCTGTAATCGGCAATAACAGAGCTTATACGCTGACCATCTCCACGGCCAATTTCAAAAACAGAGTCGGTGTTCCAAGTATAAACACCGGCTGGCTCAGTCAGTGTGATAATATCGCTGAAATAAAGCTTAGTTTGACTTGCGGTGTTGGCTACACCCCAGCCAAAGAACCTGTCTCTAAATACTGCTAGACCATCTAGGGCTGGCATGGTTGAAATTGCAGTTGCACCACCAGACAGCTTCCATCTCATACCTCCGGTAGTTTTTTTGCTAAATACAGCCTCGTCATTGTATTGAATAAAAGAAGATGCTTTGTGAGCCCAAACTTCAATCCAAGCATTTTCTGCATCAATGTCTTTAACCCAGGTTTTTGCGTCAGTAGTTACAACAATGTATCGTGGGCCATTTGCAGGCGTGTAAAAACCTAGGATGTCTATGTATTGACCAGACACTGGCGACGGAATACCGCTATCAAAAATTGGAGGCCTGGATATTAAAGCACCGTTAGGTGAGAAATCCATGTTTAATAAATATGGAACTTCGTTTTCTGCAATTGAGGATGGGTCCCAATAGTTATTTAAACCACCAGAAAAGTCCTTAAGAGATACCGAGCGTTCTCGAATTAGATCAGACAAGGTAATCGTCCGGATCTGCCATTACCTGAGGGTACTTCGAAATTTGAGAAGTATTTTCCCTTAGGTACTGACGGTCGAGACCTTCCCTAAAATGTCCTCTCTTTAGCTCGGCTGCGTTAAAGTTCTCGTCCAACTCTAAGGCCTGGGCCATTACGTAAGAAACGAGCTCATTTAAATAGCGGTCAGGGATGTTAAGTATTGCTGATCCACTGATAGTTGTTACTGGCGTTGGTTGCTTAACAAATTCCATTTTTAGGCCATTTGCAAAGTCTTTTTGTGGAACCGGGTAGAAGGTTATTATTCCAGCACGCTCTTGCCAAAGCAGTGGAACATCTGCCTTTGCAAGAAGGTTAGGGTCTTCTTTAAGGATAAACTCTCTAAACTCCTGAGGGGAAACGTTTCTCACTGGGCGTCCATCGACATACAAAGCCTCTATGTATTGGACTTTATCTAATGGGAAGCTGTAATCAGCCTGACCGCTTACTATGCTTGCAAACTTAGTGTCTTTTAAAATTGCGTTGTTGTTTACAATTTCCTGTTGACCATCATTGATCCATCTGACGAGCATTGCATCTGTGATCTGGGATCCGGAAGTGTCGCCAAAAGAGACCTTTACTCGGTCTGCTACATCCTGTGTAGTTCTAGTGAAAGTTTCGGTTGGCATTACTTCCTAAGCACCTTCCCATTGTGGCGGTATTCATTCTTGTTTGACTTCATGATCGAGGTCATAACTTCTTTCTTTTCCTCCATCCATTCTAGCTCACGCTTGGCCTTCATGGCGGCTTCTGCCATCTCTAAAATTCTTAAACGGTTAACCTTAGAATTTGGATCGTGCATGTTGTTCTCTACAAGCCAGGCAACAATTCTTTGATCAACTTCTGACTCCCTCATGTAGCGAATTACGTAAGGTGGAAGCATGTGTGGTTCGTCTATAAGTGCAAACGGTGTCTCTGGATTGTAGGCTGGGTGCAAAGCGTCAACCCTGATAAGCCTTACTGTTGGGAAAAGATCCCGGACTACCTCAGCTACTCTACGGTGATCACCGGAGTAAAGTCCATCAATTTTATCGAATTGTATATATGACATTTTTGTCTCCTATGTTGAAACCCGTAGGGATCAGGTGAGACGGGGCCTGATCCCTACGGGCAGTTATTCGCTTCTTACTTCTCAGTGATGTTTGATAGTACCGCGTGTGCGTTTCTGCGGTAGGTACCAAGCTGTGAGTACTGGTAGATGCGAGCTTCGTAGGCGTCGGTGTCTGCGACACGGGACCACATTGATCCGTCGCGGTCCATCCAAGCCCAGTCCTTCTTGCGGTTTACTACAATCTCCTTGCTCGATAGAGCATAGAGTGTACCCTTCGGGGCTGCGTAGTCAGAGACGAACTTGATTGGCTTGCCAACCGCGTCGAATGTGAATGAACGCTGTCCACCTTCAAGAGTCGCGCCATTAGTGAACTGGCGTAGGCCCTGAAGTAGGTCCCAGTAGGCGTTGAAAACGCCTGGGCTAGCTAGCATTACGTCAACGTCGCCACCCTTCTTGTCAACCTTCTGAACTAGGTTGATAAGAGCAAGCTCGGTTAGTGTACCGGTTGAGGTTCCTGGGGTTCCAAGAGCCTGTACGGTTGCCTTCCAAACTGGGTATTCTGCTGGGTCGATTTCGTGTAGCTCGGTGCTGTCGTTAACGATAGCTGAGAGACCAGTCCATTCCTTACCGAAGCTGTTTGTTCCGTTGGAAGCGCGAACTAGGAAGTTTCCTGCGTCCAAGCCAGGTCCAACAGTACCAGTTACGGTAATGGTGTTGTTCTCTTCGTCGATTGAAACGATCTCTAGGTGACCCGCACCGTTCTGCTTTGCGCCAGTAGTAGCGTCAACACAGTCGAAGGTGATTCCCTCTTCTAGGAAGTGGGTTGAGTCAACTTCGATAACTAGGCCTGAAGGCTGGTCAACTACAACTGCTAGTTTTCCAGAGCCATCTCCGTAAACCTGACGGTTTAGGTCGTTAGCTAGGTCCTTCTTTAGACCGCGGATTTCGTTGTCAACAACGTTGATAAAGGACTGGTAGTCCTCTGAAGCCTGCTCGAATAGCTGACCGTCAACCTCGATGGATCCGTATAGGTTGGTTAGGTACAGGTGAGCCTGCTTGTACTTCTGAGCTCCGGCTAGAGGTAGCTTCTCGCGAACGCCACGTGCACCGATTCCCTGGTTACGTCCAATGTGGGTGTCGAAGATAACTTCTTTACCGTTCTTGGTGATGTTAGCGGATGAAGCCTCGATGAGCTGCAGTGCAGGGTTCTTGTCGCGCAGCTGCTCGTGGAGGTCTCCATACACTAGTTTGATTGCTTCTGACGCAAAAGTCAGAATTGATTGTCCTGCCATGTAAATGACTCCTAGATTGTTTGTATGAATAAATGAAATAGCGATATACGCTCAAGTCCTTTTGCCCTGACCCCTTGGGGGCTGTACTTACAGACTCTTTTAGGATACCACAATTAGCTAAATAACAAGAAAGCCGACCCCTTAATGTGACCGGGGTCGGCTTTTTGTTGTCTCTAATTAAAGGCTATTTGGTCCAGCTTTTAGCTGTTGCTCAAACATTTGAGCTAGCATTGCTTTTTTATCTTTGAAGTCTTTTGGAACTGAGACTGACTCAAAAGGAACTCCGCCAGTAGACCCTACAACGATAGGGGCATCTCCGGCTGCTGAGTTGGCAGAACCAACCTTTTTAAAGCCAACCCCCGTAATGCTTACTAGCTTCTTTGCTGCGTCAAGAACCGATAGATCTTGTCCTCTAGCTAGGGCGGAATCCATTAGCTCGATAATTGCTTGTTCTTGCTTTTCGCTGATCTGGTAGACGTCTCTTAGACCCTCCATTTCAGCCTCAATTACCTTAAGCTCTTCAGCGGTTTGGCGCTCAAGATCCTGCTTTGAGATTTGCTCTTCTAGGGTTTTTAGCTTCTCGTCCCTAGCAGCCAGCTCTTTCTGAAGTTTTGGAGATAGCTCTGATTCCTCGTAAAGGTCATTTTCTTCAATGATCTCATCGGCAACCTTTTCAGCATCTTTTTCTAGAAGACCTTGAGCCACAAGAGCCCTAGTTAGGTTTTCGTGAATAGTTACTGGATCTTCTGAGATCGCTTTAGCCAGCTGAATGCTCTGGTTAATGTAATCAGCGTCGATCTTGTTGTCAACAAAGTCCTTGTACGGAGAGAACTTTTCCATTTGCTGTTGGTAGTACTTGTCCTGCTCCTGTAGGTGCGGAAGTACTTTCTGGTGCCAAGCTTCTGGCAACTCAGCGAGAAGCTTTTCATGTGCAGGGTGAGCTTTAAAAGGCTCTGCTGCCGGAGCTTCAGGGGTTTCGAGGTCAGGTGTTTCTACCTCAGGCGTTTCTAGACCTAGATCTTCTAGGTTTGTTTCTTCGTTGGACATGCGTCTCCTATCCTAGTTGTTCTTCAGTCATCCCTGACTGCTCTGGCGCTTCACCAGCCGATGCTGGATCCTCCGCCGGGGCTCCGAGTTGTTGTTCTGGACCCGTCATTCCCATTTGCGCAATCTGCATCTGACGCTGCATTAATGCAACCTCGTGAGCTTGAATGTGCTTCTGGAACTCTGCTTTAATTTCCTCAGGCAGCAAGTCGAAAGACTGGCTCTTGCGGAATCTGTTGTGAACCTCGATGTGAACTGCGTGGTTGTCGTAGTCGTGTGCACCAACAACAGCAGGAGGATCCATTGGAATTGGTGTACCGGTCTCTTCTGCTGAGCCAGGAATAAACTTGTCCTGATCTCCGCGTTCGATACCAGCTTGCCATTCGGAGTAGTACTGCTCGATTTCTTCTGGAGTAAGCTTCTTCATCATCAGGTTTTCACGCTGAGCTTGGTTCTCGTCGATCTTGATCAAGTTGTAGTACTGCTTCAGCATACCCATTTCTAGTACGCGCAAGCCATCTTGTGGAGAGATGAAGCCCATCTTCATCCATTCGGTGATTAATGCTTGGCGAGCAGACTTTGATGTAGGTAATGCTGATCCGGATTCAATTCGAATATCCGTACCAGATGCGATGTCCGCACCAGACAACATTAGCGCGTCAAATGATCCATCTGTACCGACAGTCTTGATCAAGCGATCAGTCTGTACGTACTGGACAAATAGGCTAAGGGCCTGCCTTGCTAGTTTCTCTAGTGCAGCTTCAATGCTATTAAAAATAGTCGTTAGGTAAGCATCGTCTCTTTCGCCAAGGTAGGCAATAGCAGTAGCTGCAGTTACACCTGGAGCCGAGTCACCACGGCTGATCTGGTGCTGACCAGAAATGTCTTCAAAATCAGTCTGTAGCTGTTGGATTTCTTGAATCACGTAGCTAGGGATTGGTTGAATTGGAATAGGAGTTGGGAACTGGAATCCTGGACGAACAGGAACCCATAGACCAGCTTTGGCTGTAATACGCTTAGGGTCTACTGAACCCTCGGCGTACATCATCTGAGGCTTTGACATCAGGTTCTTAGCGTGAATGATTTGAGAACGGGTTCTGTTGTATTCGCGCTGTAGCGGAATTAGGTTCTTTACTACGGAGCGACGGTAGAACTTACCGTTCTGAATGCCGTGCAAGTGCGCAATTGGGTACTGGCCGTGAGCGTAAGGAATGCCTTCTTCTGAGTACTGAACGATCTCGTTGTCTACGATTGTAACTAGTCCACCCTTTGGTAGCCATGGGCAACCGTTTGGCTTTGCCCACATCTCGATAACCAAAACCATGTCAGGGCGAGCGCTGTCAACTCCACGAAGATCCATAAGAGCTGCCTCTTGGATGTCGGTTGAGTTTACCTTTGTAGGGGTGAAGTCCTTAGGAAGAACGTTCTTAAATGTTGACTTTACCCACAGCTCAGACTTTGTGTATACGTTGAAAATGAACGGCTGCTCTTCTATGTCTTCTTGAGCTAGGTCCGGAACAAAAACGTGGAACGGAGAAACTGCTTCAAACTTTACGTCACCAGTTGCTGTGACTTCTTGAGTAACTTTCTTTTCTCCAGTTAGCTGATCAACATCGGTTCTTGGAGTTTTGATTTGAACGGAAGAGTCCCACATTGCCTTAATAAAACCATTGCCTGTGATAGCTCTCCAGAACTCAGCTTTCTGAAGAATCTGAGTTTGAAAGTTGTTTTTGTCGTAAACAGACTGCCACACCTGCTCAGCTGCAGTTGCTGCTAGAAGATCATCGTCATCGTTAGAGGCTGGTACTACTGAAGCAGATGGCTGACCAGAAGTTGTCTTTGCAACCTCAGTACGGATAACAGGCTCAATGCGGTTAACAGTAATGCGAGGAAGACCTGATGGGTTTGGTTCTTCAGACAATCCCTGACGGCCGTTGATCGTTGCCCATGAGTGGTACTGCTGACCGTTGTAAAAAGCTAGCTGAAGGTACCAATCGTTTTCTTCGGTTCTACGGTTTAGTCGACACTTGTCGTACTCAGCCTTCATCCAAGCAACAAGCTTTTTAGCTTCTTCTCTTTTTTTAAACTTGTTTAAAACGCTATCTTCTACGAGCTCAGAGTCTTTTACCGTAGGCACTTTCTCAACTACGGTAAGGTCAGGTCCCGCCTGGGCGATCTCGTCTAGTGGGTTAACTGCCACTTTAGTCCTCTATGTCCTCTTGCTGTATCTTCCAAAGCGCGTCCATACGTGCTTCAGTATTCAATAACTCCTGGTATTCTTCACCAGTCATATACGGTCCATTATACACGGAAGTGTCCATAGGTTCTGGTGTTACGGCAGCAACCATTTGGTAGGCGATTGGGTCCTTAGAGCTCAGTAGGTTCAGCGCTTGGCTTAGAAGTTTTTGCTGATCCTTTAGTGCTTTTCTTTGTAGCTCTAGTGAGCTGTTCAGAGCTTCCAGTGTCGGCTTTAGGACTTTCAGGTTGAACAGGCTTACTAGGAGCAGAGACACTAGCAAGGCTAGTGACAAAGTTGCCGAGTAGAGAACTGATGTCATGGGTTAGCTCCTTTATTAGCTTTGGTGCAGCTTGTATCTGGTTGTTTGCAATTTCAATCTTAGTGCGTAATTCGGAAGTTTCTTTTTCGTAAACACCCTTTAGTACAAATCCTGCAAACAAAGCAAGATCCTGTAGGCAGGTGTCGCATAGGTAGGCTCCGCGGTTTGTTCCGCTGATTATTCCTAGGTCCCAAAGTTTATCTACATTTGAGCAAGCAAGGCAAACGCCAGGGTAAGGTGCGCCCGACTCGTAGAAACGGTAGCTTTTGTTAAATACGTTCATTATTGTCCTTCCAGAGACCTAACATCCGACGCACCTTTCCAGCTGGAGCCCCAGTCGTCGCTGTCATCAACGTCTCCCAGTGGCACAACTGCTCCGAATGCATCAGAAAAAGCATTGTGAAATTGTGTTCTGTCCGTAGGCAACTCAGTGTTATTTGGCGCTAGATCTGCCATAAACGTCATTGCATACTTAAGAGCATCATAGCAGTGATTGTCCTTATCTCGGATATCTTCTAGCTTATTATTTTGCTCCGCTACCTTAACACTAGCCCATTTCTTCCATTTAAGCTTAGGCAACTCGGCAATTAAATGAGGGCAATCGTCCGTGATCATAAGGTGTGGGCGCTTGCTTTTCTTGTTAAATTTCATGTATTGCCTGATCCGCTCAAGTCCAATACGCCTGTCAGTTGGGATCATATCTACGGCTATGAAAATGCCGTGCTTTTGGTATTCCTGCAAAATAGAGGTACCTGTATGCTCCTTGGTCTGCTTGATCGCCGGATCACCAGTGGTCAGCCAGGTCTTAGTGCCAGCCTCGGACTCGACTTCTCGGGTTATCTTATTTACTATGGCAGCGTGCTCGGCCACGTTTAGTTTAGCCTGGTAATGCTCCCTAAAGACCGTTACGTTGTTATGTTCATCTACTGCCATCCATAGCCAGACCGTGGGGTTAGTGTATCCGGAGTCCATTGTTCTAATAATCCTGTGCTCTGGTCCTGGCTTAAACTCACCCTTAGGTATGCAGTGAGTGTTTGGGTTAAAGTCAGGAAACACGGCACCACCAAGGTGTACATATTGACCCTTGCTTCGAATGATGCGCTCTTCTTCAGGAAGCATGTCTAGGAATTTAGCGATAGCTTCTCTGGATAAAGTGGGGTTGTCAGCCATCTCTGCTTCGACAATACCGATCGCCTTCTTGCCTTCTTTTGCAGGTACGTAGATGTCGTCAAAGATCCACTCCATACCTTGCACAGGAGTCTGTGACATCCACCAAACACCGCCGGTGTCCACAAGACGAGCTAGACATTCTTGGAATACCGACTTAGGGCACTCTTCGTCAAAGTGAATAAAGTGCCTGGATGATCCGGCAAACTTGTCTAGGTCCTGATCCTGGGACATGAACTCAACGAACGAGCCGTTGTTAAGAGTAAGCACGTGGCGCTCCCGGGAGTAGCTCTGCTCCCACGATCCGTTGATCAGATAAGTCTTTGGTAGCCATTGCTTGTAAAGCGGCAGGATGATCTTGTCCACACCGTTCAGGAAGTCAACGGCGACTACTCGTCCTCGTATGGGCTCCTCGGGAGTCTTGCGAAACGGATGTGAATGGGTAAGCCACCATATTGCTTCGATAGTAGAGCCAAGTGACTTGCCAGATCGGTTTCCTCCGATATAGAGTCGATCAGGATTTTCATCACTGTGGAAGAGCTGCTGTTTTTCACTAGGTATATAATCGTATAGATTTGGCTGGTGTGAAGCTTCTTGGAGTCCTTCACCCAGTCTCCTGAGCGCTTCTGAAAAATCAATGTCGTCTCTAGCCATGAATTAATCTTACCAAATTGGCAAGTGTTAAGCGGACAATTGTTCGATCCGTAAGTTCTAAATTTGTTCTAAGGTTAATAAGATCTCCCAGCGTGGCGTAAGCCCACCACTCTCCGGCTCGGGGGTACCCGATCCCTGCTCGCTGAGTTACCAAGAAGCCAAAGCGCCCATCGGCGTTGATCTTTTCTGTTTCGGCCTCTTCATACCACTTTTCTATTTGGTTCAAGGAAGCCTCTTTTGCGGATTTCCCGCCTTTGATTTCAAATACAATAAGGCCGCTTGCTTCACGAAGCCAAACATCTCCTTCATCGTCCTGTCCTTTTAGCACGTTTCTGTGTGCTTCTAGCGGGCTATAGCCGACCGAAAGAAGGTAATTTCTAACGGCTGTCTCTGCCCTGGTTCCAATCTGTTTTGCCTTACTCATTTAGCTTCCTTTAGCCTATACTTATAGTATGTCTTCTTTCTTTAATACTAGTGTGTCGAGCGCCGAAGAAGTCAACGCTTTTCATGCTAATTCAGATGTCGACAAAAGTGCAATATCGCAACACCACACTTTAGGAACATTGGCAACTCAGGCTAGCCCTGGTGATCACGTTCACGACGGCAAGAGCTCTAAGCGGATAAATTTTTCCGATATAGAGGGTGGCCTATGGAACATTGATGGCGGTCTTCCTAGTACAATTTATACACCTATCCCAGCTTGGGATGGGGGAGGAATTTAATGGCAGTAATTTTACAACTTAGACGAGGTACCGCTGCAGAGTGGACCTCTGCTAACCCAACCCTTGCACAGGGAGAAATGGGTGTAGAGACTGACACGCTTAAAGTTAAAATTGGTAACGGTAGTTCTGTCTGGACTTCACTGCCTTACTTTACTCAAGGTGCTACTGGATTAACTGGCCCTACCGGTCCTACTGGACCTACCGGTGCCACAGGTGCCACTGGTGCCACAGGTGCTACAGGTGCTACAGGTGCTGCAGGTGCAGACGGCACAGATGGTAATAGCGTATTAAACGGTGTAGGAGTACCTTCGTCCGGGCTGGGTGTTAATGGCGATTTCTATATAAACACCACGGCAAAAACTATTTACGGGCCAAAAACTGCTGGGTCTTGGGGTTCTGCAACTTCTATTATTGGCCCCACTGGACCTACTGGTGCTACCGGACCTGCTGGACCTACTGGTGCTACCGGTGCAACAGGTGCTACCGGACTTCAAGGTGAGCAAGGTGAACAGGGTGAACAGGGTATTCAAGGTATTCAAGGCCCAGAACCCTGGACATTTGTTGGTGCTTACGACAACGGTGCAGACTACGGTTACGGCGATGCGGTAACTTTCAATGGTGGATTTTACTACAGGACTGGAAACCCCAACAATCCAGGTTATCCTCCGACACCAGGATCTATAAACCCTTCTTGGACCCCAGTAGCAGATAAGGGCGAGCAGGGTATCCAAGGTGAGCAGGGTATTCAAGGCGAGCAGGGTATCCAAGGTGAGACCGGGCTTCAAGGTATCCAGGGCGAGCAAGGTATTCAAGGCGAACAAGGTATCCAAGGTGAACAAGGTATCCAAGGTATTCAAGGTATCCAGGGCGAGCAAGGTATACAGGGTGAGCAGGGTATCCAAGGTGAGCAGGGTATTCAGGGCGAGATCGGTCCTCAGGGTATCCAAGGTGAGCAAGGTATCCAAGGTATCCAGGGTGAGACTGGCCCACAGGGTATTCAAGGTGAGCAAGGTATCCAAGGTGAGCAGGGTGTTCAGGGTGAGCCTGGAGACTTTGGTGGTGCCGTATTCCTTTACAACTATCTAACCAACACGGTCGATAGCGATCCAGGACCTGGAAACCTAAAGTTCAATAACACCCTAACCACTGCTACTGAGCTTTACATCGACTTCTTTGACTTAGATGGCGTAGATGCCGAGCCGTACCTAGAAACCATTGACGACTCTACCTCTACAATCAAAGGTCACTTTAAGGTGGTGCAAGTTGGTGCCCCCGCTAACTTTGTTTACTACGCAATAAACGGATTCCATTACACACACGCCTCTTACTATGAGGTTCCTGTTCTTTATCTAACTGGTTCAGTAACCTCATTTGCTGACGGCACAGACGTAACAATTACCTTCGTCCGTACTGGAGATAAGGGTGATCCTGGTCTTGGCGGTACGGTTGCCAATTACGGTGGATTCTACAGCAGTGCTGCACAGGCTTTAGCTACAGCAAATACTCCACAGGCAGTTAGCTTTAATGGAATTTTTGACGCACTGGGTGTTGCCGTTGTTAGCGGATCTAGAATCACCTTTGCCAATGCTGGCACATACCAATTTACTTTTACGGCACAGCTAAAAAACGTAAATAACTCAAACAAAGATGCTTTGTTCTGGCTTGAGTACATGGGTGAGGTATACCCTCACTCGACTACCAGGGTTACCGTTCCAGGAAACTCAGGTGGTGCAGATGGTAAGGGTATCGTTACCGTTGCATTGGTTGGAACGGCTCAAAACGATAACGACTACATTGAGCTTTTCTGGACAGGAACTAGCACTGATCTTTCCCTAAGCACTTTTCCAGCTAACTCAGAGCCTCAAACACCTTCAGCAATCGCTAACATTATTCAAGTTACCTACACTCAGGTGGGCCCACAGGGTGAGCAGGGTCTTCAGGGTGAACAAGGTATTCAGGGCGAACAGGGTATTCAGGGTATCCAAGGTCCTCAGGGTGATCCTGGACCACAAGGAGATGAAGGCCTTCAGGGACCTCAAGGTATTGAAGGACCTCAGGGTATTCAAGGTATTCAAGGTGAAACTGGCCCTGAAGGACCTCAGGGTATTCAAGGTATTCAAGGCGAAACTGGTGAGTCCGGTGACACTGGCGTTCTTATTCAGACATCAGCACCGACAAACACGGACGTGCTATGGCTAGACACCGATGAAGATGGTGTTGGGATACCTGTTGGCGGATCTACTGGTCAAGTACTTTCAAAGATAAACAGCACTGATTTCAACACTGAGTGGGTTACCCCAGTTACAATTCCTACTGGTGGAACCGCTGGGCAATTCTTAAGAAAGCAAAGCTCAACTAACTATGACGATGCTTGGTCCAACATTGCTGCATCTGAAGTTACATCAGGTCAGTTTGATCACGCTCGTATGCCAGCAGGCTCGGTTATCCAGGTTGCTCACGGTGATTCTATAACTACAACAACGGTCAACACTACCTCATTTGTTCAAGTAGGTGGATCAGCTTTATCTGTCACAATAACCCCTAAATCAACAAGTAGCAAAGTTTTGATCAACGTAGGAGTTGGTACTTACACGCCCACTGCATGTACTGGGTTTTTGGCAATTTACAGAAACAACACCACAAACATAGCAACCAATGGTTATTACGCTTACCAAGCTGGTGAGTTTAATAATGGATTTATGAGTTTTATGGACTCTCCTAATACCACTTCGCCAACGACTTACAGCGTATACATGAGAAACTATAACGCTGGTCAAAGCTTCACTGTCAATTACGTTGACGCTGGTGGACAGGTTCGTTCTACAATTACAGCAATGGAAATAGCTCAGTAGGGAAATAATGCCAAGATTAAAAGCTTATAACAACGCCACTTCTCAGTGGGAGTATGTTGCCGTAGGAGGCCAGGGAGCAACTGGCCCACAAGGTCCTCAAGGTCCTCAGGGTGATCCTGGACCGTCAGGGTTACCTACTGGTGCGATCTCTCAGTTTGCCGGATCAACCGCGCCAACTGGCTACCTTCTTTGCGAGGGGCAGTCCGTAAGCACGACTACTTACTCCGCTTTGTTTGACGTAATCGGTTACACCTATGGTGGATCTGGGGCAAGCTTTAACATACCAAACCTACAAAATAAAATTCCTGTAGGTAAAGGCGCCGACACTGAATTTAATGCACTGGGTCTAAGCGGTGGTAGTAAGACAAATACCCTTACAACCGCAAACATGGCAGCTCACACCCATTCGGGTACTACAGCTGCTGAGACTCAGGAGCACACCCACTCTGGTTCTACTGGTACCGTAAGCGCCGACCACTCCCACAGCGGTACAACTAACGATATTAACCAGAACCACACTCACTCTGGCCCATCTCACAACCACTCCGTTACTGCCGTTCTGGGAACGTTTAACGGTAACCGAGCTAGCGGTTCAACAGGTACTTCTCAGGCAACCGGTGCTGCTGCTACCGGTACCTCTTTTAACGGTACTGGGCAAACTGGTACAGTTAGCTCTGGTCACACCCACGGATTTGGTACTGGTGGAATTAGCGCAAACCACACACACAGCTTTACAACTGGTGGTAGGAGCGCTACACACAACCACACCTTTACAACAGACAATGGAACTGGAACCGCTGCAGCTGTAAACAACTTGCAGCCATACATTGTTGTAAACTACATTATTAGAACATAGGAGAAAAATGATTAGGTATCTTTTAAAGGTAAAGTGCTCAACAACTGATTGCGCAAATAGCCAAAACTCGTCAGAGCTATGGTATGACAACCCAACCGTATCCCATCCTTGCGGTATTTGTGGCATGATGATCACTGAATGCGAGATTCTAAAGCAAGCAGAATTTGAACCACACCCACCACCACCTCCGCTTCCAGTAGTTGAAGCTCCATCTATTGTTATAACTGAAGAGGTTATTGAGGAGAGCCAGAGTGAGTAAGAAAGTTACAGAAATCCCGTTTTGGGGAGTTTTTATAGATTGCTATCCGCACTTAATGCAGACAGCACTAGACGAAGATTTTGATGCCATTACAGACGAGCAATGGTGGACCATCGTCAGATGGTGGAGAAACGTCTTGCTAAACGAGTCTGACTGGTCCCAAGTTGCCGACAACTCTTTAACTGAAGAGAAGAGGCAAATCTGGAGAGAATATAGACAAGATCTAAGGAACATTACTAGCACCTCTGAGGATCCCAAGGAAATAGCTTTTCCAGACCTTCCATAAGCTGACTGTGGTAAAATTAGGCTATAATAAGCCTTAGATTAACGCCTAACACGGGAGCATTCAATGCCTGTAGTAAATACAATTCAGATTCGTAGAGATACCGCTGCTAACTGGACTAGCGTTAACCCTACCCTAGCTGCTGGTGAAGTAGGCCTTGAAACTGACACTCGCTTAATGAAAGCTGGAACCGGATCTACTGCCTGGAACAGCTTAAGCTACTTGGCTATTCCAGACGCTAGCGTTACCACTGCTAAGCTTGCACCTACCGCTTCAACTACTTTTATTGGCGGTAAGCGCGTCATCGTACAGACAACTCAGCCCTCAGCGCCTGTAGGTGGCTTTGGTGTGGGCGATGTCTGGATTTCCTACTAGGGGACGTAAATGGCAAACCCTCAAGCATGGGCGGGTAACTACACAGGTTATCAGCTTTACTTTAACGTAACTAGAACTTCAAACCCTGGAGCCAACCAGTCTACGTTTACTTGGTCAGCTTACATATATTGTACTTCTACTCTTTACAAGCCTTGGAACCTAAACGTCACCTCAACGGCGGTAGCCTACATTGGTGGAACCCAGGTACTTAATACCACTTTTGCTTACGATTATCGAAGCGCTGTAGCAAACACCGTTGTTACTAATTTTGGATCTGGCACTCTTACTGTTAACCATGACAGCGCTGGTAACCTTCCAACTCAGTACGCATATGCAACAGTAACCCTCCAGGGTAACCCTGGCACCGCCACTGCAGATAGTTACATAGCCGGAGCCGACTACGACAGGTCCCCTAGCTGGATTGATTCTGCTATAGCTGGCACGGCCACTAGAGGAACCTTTTACTCAGATGGTGTAAGCGCTAATGCGGCATCTAGCTACGGTATTGTAAGCGGTCAACTACCAGCAGGACTTAACCTCAACACGTCAAGTGGTGCTATTACTGGAACTCCTACAACAGTCGAGTCCCGTAGCTTTACGATCAGGGCTTATGGATCCTTTGAAGGGGCAATAGACACCGCGGTAAGCATCAATGTTCGCCCAGCACTACCAGTATTTTCGGACAGCTCCGTAGATAGCTCAGCTAGGGTAGGCATTGCTTATTCGGATGGTGTTTCAGCCAGCGAAGCTGCGAGCTACTCAATTTTCTCAGGATCATTGCCAGCAGGATTAAACTTAAACACTTCAACTGGTGCGATTACCGGAACTCCAACGACTCCTGGAACGTCGACATTTGTGGTTAGGGCAACCAACGTAACCGGATCCACAAACACCGGAACCTTGACGATTTCACCGATCAGCGCAGCTAAGGTTTGGAACGGCACTGCCTTTGTCCCGGGCTTGGCTAACGTCTGGAACGGATCTGCCTTTGTTACTGGTATAATTAAAGTTTGGGACGGCACTACATGGGTAAATACAAACTAACCAGGAGTCTCAATGGCAAAAGCACAGCAAGCAATAGACGGCGTACAGGGTAAAGACTGGAAAATCACCAGCTTGATGGGTAACCGCATCCACCCTGTAACCAAAGCCCCTAAGCACCACAACGGCACAGACATCTGGAGTCCTAACGAGCCTTGCTGGATTGAAGCACCTTATGACGCTGTTGTTGTCGAAGCTCGCAAGTCAACTGCTCCTGGTGGTGGATTCGGTAACTTTGTCACCCTGTCGCACAAGATTGCTGGCGAAGACTATGTGACCATCTACGCCCACATGCTTGACGATTCAATCAAGGTCACACCTGGTCAGAAGATTACTGCTGGAACACCTTTGGGCAAGATGGGTTCAACTGGAATGTCAACTGGCAAGCACCTTCACTGGGAGCTTCAGAAGGCTAAGAAGTACGCATGGAACGACACTGGCCTAAACTTCATCGAGCCTGTTGCCTTCTTTGATGCGCTAATCAAGCTGGAAGCTGTAAAGGGAACTGCCTCAGTTGAAACTGCACCTGACGCACCTGCTGCACCTGCTCCAGTACATGGTCCATCTGCGCCTGCTGCACCTAAGCCAGCAGCTGCAGCTCCTGCTGGAACCTACACCGTTGTCAAGGGAGACAATCTGACTAGAATTGCTGCTCGCTACGGCACTACTGTTGCCAAGCTTGTGGAAATAAACGGAATAAAAAACGCTAACTTGATTAACGTTGGTCAAGTTATTAAATTAGGTTAAGGATAAATACATGATTTGGTTAGACATCGCTAGAAGAACTATCGCTGTTATCATTTTGAAGGTTACTGGTATCTTCGTTGGTGGAGCTGTTATTGGTCTAGAGGTAGCGGATGCCGTTGCTATGGCAGCATTTGCTGGTCTTATGGACGTAGGACAGGAGCTTTCTCGCTCTTACCTATCAGACGGCAGACTAGACCCTGAAGAGATCAACAAAAGCTTTGGTAAGATCGCTGACTCTTCTAACAAAGGCAAGCCTGCTGAGGCTCCTAAGGACCCTGAAGGCTTCTAGACACGCCGAGAGGCGAAAGATGCTTGACAAGATGCTTGTCAGGCTAGGCTAAACCCTGAAGTACTACATGAAGGAGACGACCATGCTAAAAGGGCTTACCCCGCCTGAAAAAGAATACATCTGCGCATTCATTAGAACTGCCGTAGATAAGCTCGACAAGGATGATTACAAGATCCTTGAGCAGAACCTTGCTGACACTAGATGGAGGCACGCTAACTTAGCCCAAGCGCTAAACGAGCGTGGTTTCAAGTGCTATGCTGATCAAGTAAGACTACACAGAACGGGCAGGTGTATTTGTGCTAAGTGATTTAAGGCCACAGCCTAAATGGGATCTGGTACAGCCAGCTAAGCCCGTCTATATTAACAACCCTAAAGAGCCTAAAAAAGCTAAGTCTAAGAACAAGGTCTGGGTAGTGTTACCGGACCCTCAGATTGGATATCGTCATATCGACGACCAGTGGTTACCATTTCATGATGAAGGCGCTATAGATGTAGCCCTTCAAATTACTAACTACCTTTACCACAATGATCGTGTTGACGGTGTGATAAACCTAGGTGACTTCCTAGACCTACCAAGCCAAGGTCGCTTTGAACAAGAGGCTGCTTTTGCTGGTACAACTCAGGCAGCGTTTGATAGAGGCCACAAGTTCTTGCAAGAGCAAAGAGCTGCAGCTGGTCCTAATGCTGAGATTGTCTTGATCGAGGGAAACCACGATCGTAGACTTGAGAAATTTATTATGATCAACGCTGCTAGTGCGTGGGGACTCAAGCGAGCCAACATGGATGAGCTACCAGTGATGAGTATCCCTTATCTACTAAGGCTTGATGAGATCGGAGTACAGTACATTGATGCCTACCCAGCGGGAGCCTATTGGCTTACTGATAGTCTCAGGGCCATCCACGGAAACAAAGCAAGGTCAAACGGATCAACAGCAGCCGCTTACACCAACTCAGACCCACACATTTCAACTATATTTGGACACTCCCACAGACTCGAAATTCAGTCCAAGACAGTCTTTAACCGTGACGGATCTATCAAGTCTGTCGCCGTCAGCCCGGGCTGCTTATGTCGAGTTGATGGAGCGGTTCCTAGTGTTAATGGATCCACACACATTGACGGAACTTCGGCCAGATACTACGAGAACTGGCAAAACGGAATCTTGATTGTAACTATTGAAGACGAGAAGCCATACTTTGAGCTAGTGCAGATTAATGATGCGGTGGCTTACTTTAGAGGACAGAAGTTTACTTCTAAGAAGTAGCTTCGTCTACTCTACGCTTTTCTGCTTCTAGGATTTGCTCCAGAGTTGCCTTAGTAACTGAATCATGAGCTTCGTAAGGACCTTTAGGTATAAACGGTAGCGTGTGATCAGGGCGATCTCCATAGTGCGGATCATTCACAGCGTGCCAAGTGTTGTGGCAGTAATCACAGATCCTGTGTACGTTACCCTCAGCATTGTTCATTGTATTCTTGTCTGGCCCGTGGTGTCGATCAGAAGCAGGGCGACCTAGGCAACCAACAATAGGAACAACTCCACCACCGGCTTTAGCTAGGTTGGCCCATTCGCAAACCATACCCACTTCAATAGGGTACATCTGGGCTGCACGTTTTCTACCCGTAGACAGGGGATCCTTGTACTTGTCTATGTCCTTGTAAGCCTCGTAGCCGTCATCAATGTAGCCACTGTCCTTATCGCCCTCTATGACGTCTCCTGCGGACTTTACGTCACCGCTAGCGGTAAAGACTATCTCTCCCCCACAGCAGCACTCCTGCACGGTGTCTGACCACGCCTCGTGGCATTCATTGTGGAAGCCGGATCTGCAACTAAAGCAGAAGTCACCGCCAGTACTCATCTTTTTGCTCTCCCGCCATGTCCTTCGGCGTTGGGTTCAGGCTCAGTAGCTCAATGCCACTGAACATTCTAATACCCATCAATTCTACCTCTGGAACGTTCATACGGGAGCGAACCTCACGGTTAAGGGCATTCTGGGTAATAGGACGCTCACCGTTGTCGTCACACCAGTCACGGTAGGCATTAAAGACAGCCGTCTTGGTAGCGCTACCGTTGCTTGCAGCCACGACACGCTCATCAAGGAACTTAGCAATGTGATCTTCTTCATGACGGTACTCAAGGGTTGATAGGCGTACGCTGTTAGGCTCGTTGAAGCCCTGAGTGGTAACCCTTACAGCTCCCTTGATCATCCAGTCCAAGATGCCAGCACCTTCAGTCTCGATCATTAGCTGAGCAAAGTTTTCTTTCTGGCGATCCTTAGGGATCGTTACCCTGAAGTCCATCTTGCGAAGTCTTCTCCAGAATCCATCACCACCGGACTTAACAGCAGGCAAGTGGTTCACCGCCAAGAACAATGTGTGAGTTGGCTTGAAGTCAAAGAAGTTTTTATTCATGAAGCGTGCTGATAGCATGTCGCCACCAGTAAGCATCTTTACACGTGACTCATTGAACTTACCGTCAGGCCTTGTCTCAGATGCCATTGCAAAGCGGATACCACGCAAACGAGCGATCTCAGTTGGGTGGGTGCTTGCGTTAGTGTCGAGCAAGAAGTTTTCAGGCATCGATGCTGAGTAGTCACCAAGGATGCCGGCAACTACATCTAGAAGCGTGGATTTTCCGTTAGCTCCGGATCCAGCGAGCACAGGAAGCACATGGTACCGTGCGTCTCCAAACAAAGACGCTCCGAGCAACTCCTGCAGATAGTTAATTCTGTCTTCTTCTTGGATGACCTCTCTAAGGAATGCCTCCCAGATTGGAGTGGGGATTGCCTTAGGTGTAACTGTAGTCTGGCGTGTATTGAGATCAAGGCCCTTGAGAGCAGGTCGAATCTCACCTGTCTGGAGATTAACAATGCCGTTTGGAGTGCATAGGTCGTTGGCTTGCGAATCGAGCTCAATAGCCTGTACGAGAACCTCTGGGTCCGTTCCTGCGAGCGTAATAGCATTTACTATCCTTTCTTTGTTTGATGATCCCTGGGCCCACTTGAGCTGATCTCCAGAGATCTGAGTCTGCTCAACAAACTGAGCAGCATCGATTGCCATTTGCATAATTGATTTGTCTTTGTCGAATACGTAACGTCCACCATCCCAGAAGTACCATCCAACATCAGGCACGTACTTAAATCTGCCTTCGGAGAAGTACACCAGTCTTCTGGCGTTAGCTGCATCAGTGCGTCCATAAGTGCCGTAAGTGCTCTCGTAAAGAAGAGCTAACTCTTCCTGAGAACGCTCGACGTTAGCTGATGGCTCCCCAAGGACGCTGGTTGGGTCGCCTACTAAAAAATCCGAGTGCTGGTGTTGTCTTAGCTCGTTGCGAAGCTTTTCCTCGGTAAAGGTCTCAACCTTAGCTACAGCCCACTGTGAAGCTGATCCGATCTCGCCTTGGTTCATTGGCCTTGATAACCCCTGAGTCAAGAAGTACTCAAACCTCTCGCCTGCACGCTTGATCAGATCTTCTTTAGTGTCCGGGGTGATGCAACCATTGCGGTGTGCTGAATGGATCAGCACTAACTGCTGTAGTAGCCAGCCGTGCCTGCTCTTAGGTACACCGTTGGTAGGTCTAATGCCAGCGTAAAGAGTTGGGGTGAACTGGCAGTCATTAGCAGCGAACTGCCACTTGTCTGAGGTGCTTACAGGATCGTAGCTGTCAGGAAGACTGTGCTCGTTAGTGATGCCGTGCGCAATAAGGATCTCATTGATCTCGTCGATCGAGACCGGACGCCAGTCCTTCGGGAAGATCGCGCTAACCCTCTTAGGGTTCTCTGCATCCTTCATGTTCTGAGAGCCGGGGACTCTAAAGATCCTTGGTAGGTCAAACACGGAGTCTAAATTCGTTTCCATCGTTCCACCCAGGAACTTGCAGAAGACTCCCCATCGGTTCAGTACACCTTGCGCTAGACCAAAGTCATACTCTTCTTCTAGATCGATAGACCAGTATGGCTGAATGCCGTGTCCGGAGAATACGATTGCACTAGGACCAACACCGATCAGTGAGGTAAGTGTGTCCATAAACAACTTCGCGTTGCGTGCTGATCCTGCACCACCATCCTTGTAATCGATGTCAATGTAGAATGCTGCAAGTCTTGTGATGTCTTGTGCGGTAGCTCTACCGTTAACCGATGAGGGGTTGATCTCAAACCAGATGTTGTTACCAAGATCATCGAGTGCGTCAACAACCGAGTCAACTAAGTCAACCTTGATTGTCTTTGCAGTAAATCTTTGCGCCGGCGACTGATAGCAGATCGTTACAGCGTCTTCGTCCGTGCGACCTAAGCGGTGCAGGAGCTCCTTGAATTGGGATGGTGAGTCCATAATAATCCTTTCGGTGTAGAGTGTGACGGGCCTCGTTGAAAGGAGGGAAAGGACGAGGCCCGTCACACGTTTTGTTAGAAGGTTAGGGAGGCGTTTACTGCCTCAACACTAACTCCTAAGTTTTCTGCGATCTCAGCTGCATCAAAGCCGTTGCTCTGCAATGTGTTTGCAATGCCTGCCTGCTTTGGTGTCAGCCCCTCTATTTTAGCACCCTTTACCTCAGTGGCACCAGACGATAGTAGTGCGTCCACTGCTGGGTTAGAGGTTGCTGGTGATAGCTCAATGCCGTAAAGCTTTACGTCATTGTAACGAGGGTTCTTGGCTGGCTTGGTGCCGGTCAAGGTGATCTTGAAGCGTGAGCCAATCTCTAGCTTAGAGAGTCCCTTACGCTTCAGTTCTTCTTTTGCAGCGGTTAGCTTCTGGCCGAATAGGAACACGCGGCGCTCGCCATTGTCCTCGTCGTCAGATGGATCGCTGTAGTCGGTGTCTAGAGTAACTTCGATCTGGAGCTTAGGCTTACCGTCATCCCAGTACTCTAGCTTTGTAGGGTCGTCGTAGTTACGCACTTGCACAGTTCGTAGTCCGGCGATGGTTCCTTCATAAGAGTCTCCGACCTTGAAGTCCTTGAAGGATAGTGACTTGGAGCCACCACCTGCAAGTAGGTCATCGACGCTTGGTAGGTTCTCGTTCAGTTCTGTCATTTTATAGTTTCCTTAGTTTGTATAGTTTAGATCATCGACTCGACGTCAGAATGATTTGTTTGTTCATATCGACGGCAACTAAAGCAGAAGCTTGCCTTCGGTTGTTTGTCTATCACCTTGTCCCAACCAACTAACTCAGCTGCATCGATCAACGATTCAAGCTGTGCTAGTGCTTCGGTGGCGATCTCTTTTTCGTAGCGGAGCATTACTACTACCGCATCCTCGAGCTTCGCATCCCTAGGTAGGAATGTAAGTGATACATGGCTAACCTTGTAGCCTTTTTGTTCCCAGCCATAGCCGTAAAGCATTGCCTGGATTCTGTACTGCTCCTTGATCTTCCCTCTACGGGCTTCAGCAAGTGCAGAATCACCAACGACCTTCCAATCGTTGACAATCCCGGACCATCCTGCATCGCCTGTGAAGGCCATCATGTCGCATGATCCGGTAAGTTTTAGATCCTTGTACTCGTGAACAAATAAACGTTCTTCGAGTTTGTAGTCAAGTGGGTAACGTTCGTTGAACCCACGCTCAAGTGCATCGTGTACTGCAGTTCCGATGAATGGGAACCATGCACCATCAATATCTCTTGGTGTCTTAGCTAGCTTGCGAGCGACACACTTACGGCAGTCCATCCCGACTTCGCTGATGCCGATCTCGATCTGCTTCGATCTCTCTGTAATGAATAGCTCTGGTATACGAGCAATCCAAGTCTGAGCTGAAGCTAGGGCAACTTGATCCTTGCCATCGTAGTCTTTTTCCTCGACTCCGAGGATGGTGATTTTAGCCATTTTTCTCTCCTTCTGAGATGTTTACACTATCATGACCGTCCGACATTTTTGACAACACGCGGATCTTCTCAAGAATTTTTTTCTCGAAGTCGATGCCACGCCGGCCATCCATGGACTGACGTGTGATCTGGTACCGCTTTGATACCTTCTGGGCCACTGCCTGATCTATGGTACCGATGGCTAGTAGGTTCCAGATAACTACTTGGTGGTTCCTTGAGGCACGGTGCACCCGGTCCTCGATCTGCTCAATCATGTCAGGGTCATAAGGTAGGTCAAACATGATCAGGTCATCAGCTGCATCCAATGTGATACCAACACCCATGCGACCTGATAGAAGCATTATGTTTAGATCACCGTCTTGAAAGTCATGCTGTAATTGGGTACGCATCAATTGAGGGGTGCTACCGTCGATCACAGCCGAGTTGTAGCCGAGTGCCGAGAGTTCTGTTTGTAACCAGCCGAGAACCATTGAGAATTGGCTAGCGATCACAACCTTGCCTCGACCTTCATCAAAGCCACGCTCATTCAGCCATTCGATTAGCCACTCAAGCTTGGATGACTTGCCACCAACTAGTGGCACAGGGTTCTGAGGATCCTTGGTCCATTGGCAGGATGAGATCTGCCTTGCTCGTAATGCAAACACCATAGCCGATGCAGTCACGCGATCATCCTCTAGGGCCTTCTGCTTATCTTCGTATGCGTTCTTTATAGCTTGGCCATAGTCAAGCTTCTGCTCCTTGCTGAGCTCGATCTCAACATAGTTGTACTGCTTGTCCGGAAGATCCTTGAGTACTTCTTTCTTGGTACGCCGGATGATCACATCATCCTCGTTATCAGCCCAGCGACGTTCGTTCTTGAGAGTACCGATAGCTTTGATCGTTCTATTGCGAGCGACTTGCTTTTCATATACCCAGAAGTTTTCTTCAAGCCATGCCCAGCGTGAGTACTTGGCAAAGGTTGCAGGTTTTAGAAACTTGTATGTGCCGTATCTATTCTCGAGCTTGCCTCGATCCGGTGTACCGGATACCGCGATGCGATGTTGCACGTAACTAAACTTAGATAGTCCTAACCAGAATGTAGTTAGCTTACGATCGTTCAAGATCGGTAGTACTAGGTGCGACTCGTCTATGACGATCGCTGTGAAGTGTGTTTCAAATAGTTGTGGCACTCGAGGGCCTTTACCCTTTTTCCATTCGAGCAACGCGTGGTTAGCGATCACGATTGCAGGCAGGCCCGAGTCCGATTGCATGGCATCTTGGTAACGCTTCACACGCTGAGGTGTGGTGCCATAAGAAAGATCGATGATCTCTACCGGTGACGATGGTATGAGGTAGCGTTCAATAGTGTCACGCCATGCTGTCTGGGCGGCAACGATCGGTGTAAGGATCAGTGTCATCTGGCCCGGCCTAGTAAATAGCTTGAGCTCTTCGAGTGAGGAGAGTACTTCAAGCGTCTTACCCAGCCCGGGTTGATCAGCTAGCAGGGCGATCTCTCGCTCTACTATCCGATCAACCGCGAGCTTTTGGTAATCGAATAGAACGTCGTTATAGATTGTCAATTATTTCCATAACGCTCTACGTTGGGTGGCTGTCATAGCTCCCCAGATCCCTGACACTTCTTTGTGCTTTATGGCATAGTCGCCACACTTTTTCATTACAGGGCAGGACTGGCAAGCTTTGACTGCCATCTTGAGGTGACTGCCATCAAAGCCTGATCCGGTGCCGATCTTCTCTGGGAAGAATAGATCCGGGGCTTGTCGGCAGGGTATCTGTCCAGCTTCGGACTCGATCGCATTGTTCAGCGATAGCCAGTCTCTTAGCTGTTGGTGATCACTAAAGGCTTCCATTAGTGCCAGCTATCTAGTTGATCAAAGAACTCATCTGCTTCGCGTTCTCTCTGCTGTTCGTAGGTTTCATCGCAACGGCATGTGCTACTGCACAGACCACACGCGATGTCCTTACCGTAGTTGCATTCGCCGGCATCTGCACAGTCCTCTGGCGTGTCGCCACAGTACTCGCATAGCTCTACTTCGTCTTCATACTTAGTCATTTATTCTCACCTCGATCTCCTGTCCATGCCCCCATCGCTTCTCAGTAATGTGGTAGCCGATCTTGTTTACCACTCTGAATCCGTTGAGGATGTATAGCTTGTCATCCATCTCAACTAGGGTCCAGACGTTTCGCTCCGGTACAAAGCTATCTACCTTGTCGACCGGGCTATCAGTAATCGGTAGGTAGGCGTTGATCCACAGATCCTCGTCTATCGATACTGTTGTGGGGTGAGTTACTTCTTCATGCAGTGAGGCCATCTTCGCCATCTTCGTTCTCCTTTATGGTTATGATCTTTATTTCTTTAGTGTGTGTATCCCGTGCACAGTTGGGGCATGAGTCATGATCAGTTTCGTCAAAGACTTCACTGCACCAAAAGCATTCAGTCATTTGTGATCGACCAGCTCTGTTGCTTGTGAGATTGGAAAGTGTGGTCCCTGATTATCTTCTTGGGAACATTCAACTCGACTGCTACCGTCATACCATTTACCGTTCGACCATAGCAATATGTGTTTACCGCAATATGAGCAGTCATCCCATTTCTCAACTGGCATCTTCCTCTTCCTTTTCTTTCTTGCATTCACATGCACTAACACGCTTGCCACACTTATCGCATGGTGGGATGTAGATGTCATCTACATATCTGAGTGATCCGGCACTCTCTTGGATCCAGACGTATACCATTAGTGCACCGTCAATCTTGACTTAGCAATACGCTTGTAGATCTCTGGGTACTCAGTGAGTGGGAATAGCTCTTTCACGTTGTCGGTGATCAGCGATGTTTCTTTCCATCTGGCGATCGATGCAACCTTGGCACCGTGGATGTGGAGCTCGTCGTTATTACCGATCATGTCCTTGATGATCGCGTCGATCTCAGCTAGCTCTGCCTCGAGTTTCTTCTTGGCGTCGTAGATCTCTGATCGCTGTGCTAGTAGTGCGTTCGCGGTGTTAGCATCCGAGGCCTCAACTGCCTTAGCGTTGGTCTTAGATGCCTTAGGCTTGCTGACTAACTTAGCTTTAGCCTCGTCGATCAGTGTGCGTGTTTCGGTGGTGGTCATGCTATTTCCTTTCTGTGATCTTCGATCACTGGTTCATATTCTGGTAGTGCTTGTAAGAACTCAAGTACCTCTACAGGAGCTCCGCTTCTGGTTAGAAAGCTGATGTCAACCCAGTCGTCATAGTCGACTAAGCCGTGCTCAGCTAGGTGTTTCTCCGGATCCTTTTGGTCGATCAGGAATAGTACTTGCTTGTGCTGATCCGGTAGGTGAAACGACACTGACTCATACTGCTCAGTGTCAGCATTGATGTCTGTTTCCATTGCACTCAGGTGCACAACCTTCAGGCGATAAGCCGTTAGTGTGATCTGATTGTCCTTGTCTGACCAAACGTTGTAGTCATAGTCTGTGTATAGATTGTGCTCTTTCATCCACTCTGTGGTCATAAGATCACGACCGCTCGAGGATCTTTTTCTTCCCGGATCGCTAGCTCGAAGATGGTGCTGTGCTCGACTGCTATGTCTGCAAACTCTGATCCGTCTTCGATAACGAATACAAAGCGATCAGTGGTTGCGAATGAGTAGCCGTAGTACTCACCGATGCGTGCTACTTGCTCAAGGTCGTTATCGACGTTGAAGTAGCGTGCGAGTTTCTTGATTGCACTGTCTAGGTTACGCCTAGTTAGCTTGCTTACCGGTACTGCCACAACTTGTGGCGAGTAGCCGGGGTTGAACTTTTTCATATCTCCTTCTTTCAGTAGGTGTAAGGTAAATCACCTCACATAGATGACGGTACAGGTACCCTCCGACATAAGTCAAATATTTTCTAGCGTGTCAAGTAACGATTCGGTAACGCCTGCACCGGTGCTTGATCTGGCATCCGAGTCATACTCGATAACCCATGCAAAGAAGTTTCGATCTACCTTGCTAGGCTGAATGTAGATCAGCGTCTTTTCCTTGCTGTAGACCTCGACAGGGGCCGTTCTTGAGTAGAGTACCCATTTATGCCTATTTAGGTGGTCTTGGATTCTCTGGGGCAAAATACTGCGTGCCATGTGGACATTCCTTTCTGTGCTGTTATTATGGTTGCATGATCGGGGTGGTTCTTGATCATGGTATCTCCTTTCGGAATAGGCCCCTAGCTTACCTCTCTCAGCTAGGGGCCGTTTCCTTTTAGGACTCTAGCTTGCTTGGTGGGACTTCGCCTACCGGTGCCTGCAGGATCTCTTCGTCTGTAGCTCCCCAGCCGTTTACCTCGCTCATAGCCTTTCTCATGGCATAAGTCATGGCAGGCCAGTAGCGATGCGGATCATTCTGCCTCATTTTATTGAAGTCAACTACTGACGGGTAGATCTCAGTTAGATCCTCGTTTTCCTTGAGCTTCCAATAATAGGTCATCCATGATCTTGAGTCATCATAAGGGTTGCCTTTCCATCCAGCCTGATCCACAAAGAATCCATACCACTTGGACCATGCGTTCTTCGATGTGATCCGAGTTAGCTTGTCCAGATAGTCGCGATGCTTCGAGTCGGTTGCTTGGTGGCGTAGCGGTGCAGATGTAGCATTCGGTGCCTTTATGTACTCGTACTCGATCCCTCCATTTTGTTCAAGCCAAAGATCGATATCATCCTTGCGGTACCAAGATGTACCTCCTTGCCTAACAAAGGAGAAGGGCGATGTCTCTGGTCGCTGGCGGTGATTACGGAGTTGGTTGAGTGTGAATCCGGTGAGAGATGCGACCTCTTTAGAGGTCAAAAGTTCACCATAAATTGGATCGTAATGTGTCATGTGTAGCCTTTCTGAGTCGATGAGCCATTGAGTACGACTCATCTACTAGATTACTCAGGTTTAGGTAATTTTGGTTAGTAAGGGAATTTTGGCGTGTCGGGATCCCAGTAAACAGGTATCGAAATGCCATTTCATATTGAAGTCCTATATTCATACCTACTCATTACTAATCTACTCATGAGTCATTTAGCAGTGAGTAGGTTCCGTATTGTCGATGCTATTTAGGTCATAAAAAAAGGCCCTACCAGATCTCTCCGGTAGGGCCTTACGTATTGCTATAACGGGAATGCATCAAACAGATCTAATTCCTCTGTGCTGTCCCATAAGATCTCGTCGTCTACGGTGATCGCTCCGGCTCGTTGCCAGTGCTCGATTGTTAGATCTTGCTGTTTGTTTGTTACGTTTACTTGATCGATGAATGACTCTCCGATGAATCCGATGCCATCCTCGTAATACTGGTGCTTGATCTCAAAGTCCAAGAATCTTGGCACTGATCTGACTACGTTGATCCAGAAGGCTTCGTTAGGTGCCCATGGAGTTTCGTACTCGAGGATCAGTAACTCATCATTCATGCGATCAAGCGATCCTCCTTCGTAGACACCCTTGGTGCCATAGTTGGCTAGACGCCAGTTATATTCGGTGGTGTAGGCACGCTCAGTGTTTCCACTCAGTGCATCTGCAAACTCAGCGTGAGATTCCTCACGTGAGTCATAAGGCAGGCCCTTGGGGGGTGGGAGGATGGCCTCAAAGGCTCCTCCTATGTCACCCCCCTTGTCTGCAACCTGTTTCTCGAATGCATCAAGCGATGCCTTCGATGCTGTTATGTGTACTCGGTTATAACAGATGTTAGCCATAGACGATCTCTCCAAACAGTCCAACTTGGATGATCACGTCGAGAGCTTCGCCATCGATGTAGCCTCCTGCAAGGCCTTGACCAATATCGCTAAGGATGTACCCAACAATACTTGGGTTTACCTCGACGTTACCGGCCACGATCTTTTGGATGCCTTCGATAATCGTGTTTACGCTGATCAGGTGCTCGAGCTCTGTCTCCTCATCAAGGATGTTCAGCTTGTAGATTCGACGAGGCTTCTCATCGGTGTAGCTAACCTCCTTGTATGTGCCAACCCAGTACCCAATAGCTTGCGGTGCTGAGTCGATCAGATCGATGATCGCTGAGATGCTGACCTTCGGTGCTATGTGCAGACCGATCTCATCGGTCGGCAGTAGTGTTCTGGTTGATATTGCTTGCACGGTTATTCTCCTTCTTCTTCGTTATCCCAGTCATTCACCCAAGGCTCCAAGTGGTGCCCTTCGATGATTGACCAAGCTGGTGCTCGGTTGGTGTTTCTCCATGATACGCCTTCTGGCAACTCGATCATGGTGTTGCTGTTGCCTTCCCAATAAGCGTCGATCGCTTCGATGCATGGCTTCACCATGCTCAAAGGGACCGGCGGATAGTGGTTTCCAGTCAGGTGCATTTGAATCTGTGCCTCTAGCGTCAAGTCGGGAAAGACTCCATTAGCTAGCTCTGTTGCGAAATTGCTTCCCATGGTGGTGCTCCTTTCATATTGGCTAGCTTGTGCTAGCTCGTGCCTGTCGAGGGCTCGAACCTCGATGCCTGCCGGTCAGGCTGTCTGGCTAGATACTAGTCCAGAAGTAATGCGTTCTTTTTATGGTGTGGCCAGCTGTGCCAATAGGTAGCTGTAGCTCAACGGTGTAAATCTCACCATTGAGATCGAGGTCCCTGCCAAACATTGCGTAATCAAACGTAATGTATGGGGCCAAGCTCTGGTCAATTTGATTCTCAAGGCTAAACAGGTAGTCGTTATCCTCAAGGACATGCTGAGCCAGCTCCTCAAGGCTATAGAACTCACCGATATACGCCTCGTCAAAGCGTTCACGGCTCTGGTCGCCTTCTTCGTCTATCTCATCTCGCCATGCTTCGTACACGGCATCTAGGGTCGTTTTCGTGGTCATTGTGGTGCTCCTTTTCTGTGCTAGCCAAACGGCCTCACACGTGTTGATATTTTTATGTGGGCATGACATGCAGTGTCTACTATGCAAGTCATGAATAGATGCTATCACTGCCAAACATGCAGATGAAAATCCATTGCAGGCTCTGTACGCCCTGTAGGCGGGGCATCATCGGCATCATCATCAATCCATCCGTCCCCGTTTTGATAGGGCTCGTAGAGCCATTCTGTGCCTTCTCAGGGCATAAAAAAACCCTGCAGGCACTGGGGGGATCAGTGCCTGCAGGGTAACTAGGAGCAACCTAGCTTGTTACTGGGATTTCCTTGTCTGCAAGGCAGTCCCAAATCGCTTGCTGGTCGTGGTAGCTAGCCACGGCTAAGGCCTCCTTGAGGTCCTCGATGTGCCTTGTACGGTCGTAAAAGCGTGTACCGGCTGAGTCGGTCCAGATGCCTAGGTAATCGCCTTCAGCTTCGCTGAGTGACTGCACAGGCTCAATACCAACCCAATAGCCTGACTGGCGTGGTGCAAGGTATGGTATGCCGTCTATGACGCTGTAGGTGCCATCAGCCAACTGCTCAAGTGGTGACGCGTACGGGTCTCGTACGGCCTCCCAGTGGCCATCTGGGTTCTGCTCGTGGAAGAAAATACCTAGCTTGACTGCATCAGCCACGTTATCAGCGGTGACGTAGTAGGTTGCTTCGTATTTGACTATGTATTGCATGGTTTGCTCCGTTTCGTTTGAGTAGCCAGGTGGCTACAAGGTCAATACTACTATGCCGGCACATCATCATGAAAATCCATTGCACGCATCATCATCATCGGCATCATCATCATTCCATTCGTCCCCGTTATAAATGGGTTTAGCCTTTAGAAAAATCTGGGCATAAAAAAAACCCTGCCAGCGAGGGGGGGGGCTCGCTGGCAGGGTGGCTTTTTATACTAGATACTGAGCTAGGTTCTTGAGCAAGGACTGATTGACTGTCTGCTCCTCGGATAGCTTCAGTATTGCTAGGGATTGAGATAGGTTCTTCACATCTGACTCAATACTCCAACTAGGGTGAACTATGTTGGGGTTCTTAGGGTCAAACGGCTTCTCCTTGGGTAGTTTAGCCAAGTAAGCGTCTGACACTCTGAACTCAAATGTATTGCCGTAGCGGTGGCTAGAAACCTCAATAATGTGCTTTACAGCTCCATCTCTCCATTTCTTGAGCTCAAGCTCATACTGGTCTTTTATCTCTCTTTTCCTAGCTAACTGCTTTTCTAGGTCTGCCTTGACTGACTCTAGCTTGTTGATTAGTGCGGTGCGGTTTACCTTGATACTGGCTGTTGCCATAATGATTGCTCCTTTGGTTGAGTAGCCAAGTGGCTACAAGAACAATAATACTAGACAGGCAGGGCTCGCTATAAATCCATTGCTGGCATCATCACATCATCTTTCCATTCGTCCCCTGGTTCTGAGCCGGGCATAAAAAAACCCTGCAAGCCCGGGGGATGGGCTTGCAGGGTTAGTCTCTTTATTCCTCCTCTTCAACCTCCGGGCATTTATGGAAGTCTGCGATCGCTGGCAGGAATCTTGCTTTACAGTCTAGGCATTCATACATCCAACCCATGCGAGTTGGGACTAGGCCTAGGGTCATCATTCGTCAACCTCGCAGTCATGGCCGAAGTAATATTCCCCGGCGTCCTCTTCGTTGAGTAGGTTGAATACACGGTCACACTCATTGCATGTGGCCTTAGTACCTATGATGGGTCCTGTTGTTATGTGCATGTCAAGCTCCTTTCGTTTTGTTTACTTGACACGTATAGCTTACTACGCCGGGATGGCTAGCTATAAATTCATGCAATCGATGTTGTCAAGGTTCCATTCGTCCCCTTATATAGATAGCACTACTCCCCCAGATGTTAAAATATGATAAGCTGTCTACTATACATATCAACAAGGAGACGAATATGGCAAGGATCATTGATCACCCTGTTCGCTTAGCAAGATTGCAGCTGGGACTCTCTCAGAAGGAACTAGCTAGCCGAGCAGGCGTTAATCGTGCAGCGATCACAGCGATCGAAGATGGCAGAACTAAAAAGCCTGCAGAGAAGATCGTAGCCGTGCTAGCTAATGGCACAGGCACGTCAATAGCGGATCTATACGAACAGATCGACATTTACATAAACAGGCCACTAGCCGTGGATGCAAAGCCGTCTGTACAGAATCTGATGCTGATCCCACCGTACACACTTAACCAGTACTACAAGTCCTTCAAGCAGTGGAGACTAGAACTAGCTAAGACCCCGACAGCACTTGCATCTACATTGCACATAAATCCTGCAGTAATTTCTCGCTATGAGGATGGTCTACTACAAGGGTTCCCGGAACTTCTGTCTCGTAAGTTGGTAGAGGCTTACGCCCCTTATGGGATGACTCCGGAATATGTAGTTGAGCTAGAGAAGTTGCCAGCAGCATGATCCCGAAGACAATAAGAATTGGTACGCAAGTATTCAAAGTTGTATCGCGCGATCCTGCAAGCGATGGAATGCTGCATGAAGCTGTTGGCTATTCGCTAGACGATGAGAACCTGATCGTATTGTCGAATAGACTAAATGAGACTAAGAGGAAGCAGACACTCCTGCATGAGATCCTTCATTGCTTGAAGTTTGTCTTCTATGCTGGTCATCATCCGGTTAATAAGGATCTGGACACCTGGGAGCATTTCTTTATTAACCTGTACGAAGAGCCATTACTTATGGTGCTGCAAGACAACCCACAACTAGTTAAATACCTATTAGGAGATAAAAAATGACCGACAAGTTCGAACAAGACGTACACACCACCTTCATTGAGGCAGAGCAGCTGCTGATCAAGAAGCACAGGGACTATGGGCCAAAGAACATCTCCCAGAGCCCTGGAGGCCCTATTAACGGCCTTAGGGTGCGTATGCATGACAAACTAGCTAGAATAAACAACCTATACGATAAGGGAGTGACGCCTGAAAATGAAAGTCTTCGCGATAGTTTTATTGACCTTGCTAATTACAGCATTATTGCTCTAATGGTCCTCGATGGAGAATGGCCAAATGAGTGACAATTCAGAAGACGTTCTGAAGTCTCCGGACTTGGACTTGTCAAAGTTTGAGACGAAACTTTACAAGTCCAAGCCCGGTAAAGAACAAGCTCTATTTGAGAAAGTGCTCGCGGCCGCTATCGCGGCAGATAGGCGAGGCTTCTTTGTGGAGATGCAAACTGTACTAGACCAGGATCAGAGCCTTTCTAAGGAAGAGGTCGAGCTAGTATTTGAAACCTCCAAGTTTCAACGCGCTATGGAAGATCGTGGTGTAAAGACCACTAAGAACCCTAACCTGACATTGCGCCAGGAGACATTCTTGCAGGCTTATCTAAACCCGCTGAACCTTAAACCACCTCAGGTGCTAGCAAAGCAGATGAAGATCAGCATTGCAGAGCTCGATGGCTGGATGCGCGATAAGCACTTTGCTGGCGCATTCTCGGCAAAAGCTGAGGACAACCTAAAGAAGTACTTGCCGATCGCTGATCAGGCTTTAGGTCAAATGGTGCAGTCCGGCGATATGAAGGCTATTACATTCCTAAACCAGCTAACTGGTCGCTTTGATCCGAACTCTAAAAACAGCATTGACGTGGCTTCTTTGCTACTACAAGTGCAGGATATCGTGTTGCGCCATGTTAGAGATCCGATCACAAAGCGCAATATTGGTAGAGAACTCATGGCACTAGCACAGGGAAATTCACCTGTCACAGTGATCCCTGAGCCTGTCTCAGATGATATACTTGTGAGCGAGACGATCATTGAAGTATTGCCTGTAACTAAGGAAGAATAATGGCGTCTACAACTACTACCGAACTCGGTCTATTTAAAGCTGTACCTGGCACAGCTGAGCCTTTCAGAACTACAGATGTAAACGGAAACTGGGACATCCTAGATACTGTTGTAGCTGGCTACGAAGAGCGCATCGTTGACGCTGAGAACTCCATTGCTGGAGTTATCGAGCAATTCCAAGAAGACGGCGCTGCTGCTATTGCAGCGTTTGAGGTAGACGCTGCAGAGGCTCTTGCTACCGTAGACACCGTACAGATCCTTGAGGCGATTGATGCAGGCTTCTCGATTAACGGTGGAACTGCATAATGTCCTCTGACTCAACTCAGGGACCTCACGTAAAGATCACAATTAACGATCTTTACAAAGAACAGCAGGAAACCAACAAACTTCTAATTCAGCTAGCTAGCGAGCTGAAGGGCCTGTCTGACATCCCTGATAGAGTCCGCAATGTAGAGCTAGAGATCGCTAAAATGCAGTGGATCGACATTACCGCCAAGACGGCCCTAGGTGGCGCTGTAGTGTCATTTATAGCCACTATTTTCGCTCTTATACGCTAGAATATAACCAAGACTTACAGAAGGACAGTAAATGCCAAACGTTAACGGAATGAAATTTCCTTACACACCAGCTGGTAAAGCAGCAGCAAAGAAAGCTGAAGAAAAAGATCCTAAAGGACCAAGACCAGCTAAGCGTATGACTGCAGAAGATGCTAAAAAACGAGCTTTAAAGATCAAGCAAGAAGGTTACGCTAACGCACTAAAGCGACTAGGTAAGGGTCGCAACGTATAGATGGCTACCGAGGTAGAAGTATCTATCGAATCTCCTGCTGACAAAAAAGCAGAGATGAAAGAAGACGAGAAAAAGAAAGCAGCTAAGAAGGCTGCTCTAAAAGCTTTGTTTGGTTCAAAAGATCTAAAGAGCGAGACAGCATTGACTGCCTTGCTTGATCTAATCGAAAAAGACTAATGCCTTACGACTTCAAGGGTAAATGGGCTTACAAAAAAGGCAGCAATAAGCGCATACCTAAAAAGCAAGCTATCGCTATTTTACTATCTGAAAAACGCTCTAAGAAATAACTGCAAGCGCTTCGAGAATGATCTTCTCGGTAGGGCAAGGCCACTCAACGTCGCCATCGCAGTTACTGCAGTGCTGACAGATCCATGGATCAGATTCCTGGTCCGGTGCGTGAAGCTTGTAGATCTCATCTAGCGCAATAAACATGCTCTTGATGCGCTCCTGCGCTTCTTCATCAGTTAACTCTACGTTATTCGTCTCTTCTGACATTATTTATCCTCTGCGTATTTTCCGGTTTTATATACCCTTGCCCAGTAGTCTACCTGCTCTTGGCGAGCAATTTCAAGCGACGCGGGTGATTGGTAATAAGTTGTTTTAGCGCCAAATAGCCAGTTCCAGGACTGTCTTTCCCTGTCCTTCTCGCCATACTCGCCATCCTTGAAATCGCTACGCTGTTCACCCCATGGAGTAAACCCAGTCATTCTGGATAGCGATCCAAGACCAGTCTGGTCAACTAGGTACTCAGCAACGTTGTCAATCTTACCCATGTTGTCAACTTTGTTACCGGTTGCAAGCTCCATTGGAATACGTGCAAGTGGAGAAACGTTCTTAGCAAAAATGTTTGCACCGGCACCGGCCATCATTTCTCCTAGGCCCTCCCAGAAGCCTCTACCTGGCTGAACGTTGAATTGGCTAAAGTAAGCATCCATGATGTCAAGCTGTGGGGAAGCTGGTCTAACACCGATAGCGCCAAGATCCTCGTCTTTAAACTGTGGAGCAAATACAGAGTTAGTGAAATATGAGGCGTACAGCCCGTTAGGGTCCCAACCATCACCAAAGCTCTCTGGGTTCATTCCGTTTCCTGTAGCGAGCGCGTACTGCATCTTGCTAGGCATTGTGATCCATTGCGGCTGGTTTGCTGCTAGCTCTGCAACCTTAAACAAAGCCTGCTTCTGCCAGGTGTAGAAGAAGAACAAACGACGAGCAATCTTACGCTCTCCTGCAGAAAGGGTTCCAACTGTAGGGTGGAACTCGTGCACGATCTGTCCAGCCTGTAGTGCAGCATCTTCTAGATCCTTAAAGGTACCGCGCTTGAGCTCTCTGACAAACAAGGCATAGCGAGCTAGGTTATCTCGAGCTGCAGCAATTTTTGCAATATTATGGTCCGTAGTGGAGATACCTCTAAGCAGAGCGTTTCTCTGAACTATGCCATCTGTTCCAAACTGGTTCATGTTGTTGTCGTCCGGGACATCCTTAGCCCTACGAGGTGAGATAGGAACACCAGCAATTTCGTCAGCCATGCGAAGAATTACCTCAAGTGGAACTTCCTGCTTCTTACCGTTAAGTAGAACTGTAATTGTTTCTGAGCTTTCCTTAACCTTGTAGCCCTCTGGAGCTCCAGCGCGAATAGCGTTAGTCAAAACAGTTTCATCAATGTCTAGCACATCGCCACGCTTTGCAATCATCTTCATAGCCATAACGTAGTCAGATGGCATTACACCTGCAGCAGTGTTAAATAGCGTGTTACCAATAAAGCTAACCATGTGGTGGCCTGGACGCCAGATTGTAATAGAGGACTTTATAACACCAATAGATGTGTCAGCCACGTTCCAGAACTTCTGCCACTTACCGTTGAAAGCACGTTCGTACTCTAAGTGTGCGTTAACTGCAGACATTTTGTTAATGATGTCTGGGTGAAATAGTGGTGGCTTTTCACCAGTCTTGAGGTACTCACCTAGTGGTGTGTTATCTGCAATCGGCTTGTAGCCAGCCTTAATAGCCTGTTCGCGAGTCAATCCGTCAGCGGTGTGGCTAAAGTGCTGTCTCAAAGAAGCTGCCATTGTTGGCTTGATCTTTGACAACTGCATAGCAGCGTAAGTCTTACCCATAACGTTAATGATGTTGTCTTCTGGTTCTAGAGTAAGATCCTTCCACCATGCACCCCAAGCATCGTTAGAGAATCCAGAGTTAGCACTGATCTGGTCTACGTACTTACCTAGACCAATCGCTTTCATGCTCTTCTCCATTTCACGGCCGAAGATACCATTCATGTCTAAGTTGTTTCTAGATCCTGCACCGAAGATCTGCTGAATAAACTCAGCCATAGGAGCTGCAATTGCTTTCTGGTTTTCAGGCATACCCTTGAGTGCTTCATCTAAGCCCTTAGTAATGTCAACCTTCTTCAAAGCTTCGAAAGTCGCGTTAAATAGATCCTTGTCTCTGCCGTACTGGTTAAAGAACTTACCCAGCTGACCTGACATGGTAGCTGCATTTTCTAGTCGGAAGTGCTCTGTACCGATCAAGCTGGTCTTCATACGACCACCCATTGTAGCTTTGTCGCTTAGCCAGTTAAATGATCTTACAACACCACCAAGTAGCGGTCCGACTTCAAACTCAAGCTGGAACTTTCTAGCAAGCTCTGCAGCTTCCTCGCTTGGCTCCTGGACTCTAACGTTAGGATCATCCATCTCAGAAGCTGCCTTAGCACCAGCGTCTGAAGAGATCTGCTTAAAGTCAGCCTCTTCTGATTTGTTAACTTCAACTCTGGTTGCCTTACCAGTTGCCTGGCTCTTCTTAACGTCAGCGTTTTTTGCTGTTGCTTTACGAGTCTGAGACGTAGCAATAACAATGGATTCGTCTTTGATTCCGCTAAAGAACTGAGCAATAAAGTTTTGACCAAACGCTAGGTTAACCTCTTCTGGTGTCATGTTGACCATGGCGTCTTCGTCAAACATCTTTCTAAAACGATCGTTTAGCAAGAAGTCACCGTAAGCGTAGATTCTGTCGTTAGGGTTAGGCAGGGCTGTAATGACACGCAATACTGAGTCTGCCATGCGTAAGCCATCACCCTTAGAAAGAGTTAGGTTAATGATCCTCATTTGCTCGTTAGCTTTTACAAGAGCTGTCAGCGTGTCCTCGGATAGTAGCTCGTCAGCAAGCTCATCTACAAGTTTTGATCCTTCGGCAGAGTTAGCCCAGCTAATAGCAGCATCGTATTCATCGCCGGCCTTAGAGCCCTTCTTTGGTCTTCCTAGTCCAGATGGGTTCTTCAACGCGTCAACAATCTGAGGTCGTAGAAGCTCTAGGTCTGTCTCAAGATTAATCTTGCCGTAGATGTCACCGTGCTCGACAATTCTACGAACAGCTTCAGCAATGTTTTGGCTCTGAATGTTTTCAGCAGCTTTAGGGCTTCTAAGAACAAAAGATCCGAATTTATTTGCTTTCGAGAGGCCCAGGAAAGTTTTTGCAATGTCACCAAAGGTTAGGTGGGAGTAGTGCAATGCGCCTTGAATTGCGTTTGGTTTAACTGTAGTTAAAGGCACACCTGCTGCTCTGAGGAATGCGTCATGCAAGTCAACTTGTTTAATAAATAGGTTTATACCCTTACCGTTAACAAGCGGCTGGCCATCTTTAAAGTAATTTCTAGGAATAGCTGAAATACGAGCATATCCTGCAGCAAGACCGAACTGGTTCATAATGTCAGCCTGCTGTGCTTCGCGCTTGTTTATCTTTCCTTTAGCAGCCTTGATCTCAATGTTCCCAGCACGTGTGAACTTCTCTGGAAGCTCTTCCTGTCTTACAAGTCGTTTAACGCTTTCTTCAACCGCAATGTCAACTCCGGTGACAATTCGCTCAGCTGCCTTTACTTCACCCTGAGTGAAAAGACGCTGTACGTTTGTTGAGAAGTAATCAGAGATAAACTTACCCATTGCTGGTGTTGTTTTTGCAACGTCTGCAACGATTCCAGCAACGTCAACTGTACATTTTGACAAACTATTCTCCTCTAATTACTCGGTCTAGAAACTGTGTTGGTTCTGGAGCTAGTTGGCCAAATCGAGCCCTACAAGCGTCATCTACGTTACTTACTGCATCTTCTGTGAACTGTATAACCTTGCGCTGTAGCTCGCCTGGATCCGTCTTCTGCACAGCTTCAAGGATAGCAATGTTTTCATCAATAGACAGAGTAAATACCTTTTGAGCCTGGTGCATAACTGCTTCGCTCTTTGCAGCAGACTCAACACCCTGGATGAGGTCCTTGTATGCAATAGCTGCGTTTTTCTGGAACTCCTGGAAGATCTGCTTTGGAGTTGCCTCTGGAGCCATCTTTACGCCTAGCTCTTTTAGGACTCTACCTAGCAGGGCAGCCTGCTCTGGTGATGCGGTTAATTCCTTTGAAGTAATAGCGCCAGCAACAGTGTCAATTGCTTTCATTACGTTGGAGACAGCTGCAAGCTGGTTTGGCCCCGCGTTAGTCTGAGTCTGGTACTTCCTGTTTAGCTTTTCACGGCCTGGAGCTCTACCAGTAAATTGGCTACCGGACTGAGTTAGTAATGTTGCGTCAGCATCGTCAACTTCAACTGGAAAAGACTTGCCTTCAGCAGTAAAACTACGAGAGATCTTCTCGGTCTTTAGTGGATCCGGTGCTCCGCTTTCAGTGTCTCTTGCAATCTTTTGCTTACGCTCACCGCGAGTTGGCGCTAGGTCATCTCGTTTAATGAATAGTTTCTTAGCTGGCTTAGCTGCAAGCATCTTTGTAGCATCTTCAAATCCAGCCACAAGCATTTCAGCATCAGCGAAGCTCTTAACCTTAGGGTTTTCATCCATTAGCTTACGAGCCATCATTGCAATCGATGCTTCGTCTAGAGAGCTTGCTGGCTTGCTGATTCTAATAGAGTGACCAGTTACAGCGTTAGATGCTGCGTCAAGTTTCTTTAGTACCCAATCTTTTACGACTGGCTGTATTCTGTCAATTTCAATTTCAGATTTTAGCTGGTTTAGTTTAGCCACAAGAAGACGAGCAGCTTCGTTACCTGCAACAAGCTGAGACCCAGGAGGCAAGCCTGCTCCGGATCTAACAATTGTCATAAAGTCAGGAATAGAGTTGCCTTCAGCGTCCACTACATCAAACTTTGCTCCACGACTCTTGGTGGTTGCGTAGGTTAGAATCTCGTCTTCTGGGAATAGAGCGTTGCTTAAAACAGTGCGATCGCCATTTTCGTCAACTAGCTTTTGAGTAACTCTCTTTACTTTTCCTAATGCTGAGCTAATTGTTGGCTCAAGCCCACCAGTGCCCCGTACCATTCTGTTAGGCTCACGAATGATCATTGCCGGTAGGTTCTCTATAACCTGAGCAAGCGTGGTAGTCACTTTACCGTTATGTGATGTCAGGATCTGTACAGGGATACCTAGTGGGATAGCACCGAGCCCGACAAGACCAGATTTACCTTGAGTAAATATCTGCGATCCTGGTACGTTGTTAGTTTGCTTCCAAAGCTCTTTTTCAGCAAGCTCGACGTTTGCTAGCTGCCCAGCATTGCGGGAGCGGAAGTCCTCCCAAAGCCTGGACTGCTTGCGAGCAATTGCCTGCTCTTTGGTCTCTCCATTTATCGCCCTAACCCCAGCCTTAGAGATAGGTGTTTTACCAAGAGCTATCTCAAGATCCTTAGGGTTATTAAGTAGAGGATCTGCCGGGAAGAATCTCTCTAGGTACTCTACGGTGAATAGAGGCTTGGAATAGGTTCCTTCTTTAGCGGACCATGTTGTTGGAGCAAATGGTTTCGGCAGGTCTAATGATCTACCCTCAGCAGCTGCTGCAGCTGTAAGAAGATCGGTTGCGTCTGTAGGTGTGTTAATTACCTTAGATAGAGCGTTTGCGGTGTTACCTGGAAGCTTTGTAGTTAGCTCAATTAGGTCTTCAGCAATGTTAGATAGTCTTGCACCGCCGTCAATTCTGTTTTTTAGCAAGCCAAGAGTCTTTAGCACAGTTGCGTGCTCTGTGCTTCCTGGCTTAACAAACTCGCTGTCGGTGATCTTTTCAAGAGAGCTCTTGATTGACGCAAAGTCCTCAGGCTTGTATTCACTTCCGCGAAGTGGCTGCGCAACCATTCCTAGATCGTCAAGGATAACATCAGCCTTAGTTAGCAACACCGCTGTTGATCTACCGATCAAGCTGTTTGTTGCAGCAACTACGTTTTCAAGTGCAGCATACTCAGAAGGTAACGCAACGTATGAATCAGGAAGTAGTCCAGCTTTTTGCTCAGCAAACTTGAATGGTCTGCCATTCTCGTCAAGTCCAAACTTGTTAACCCATGAGTTTTGTCCACGAGTTTCGGTTGTCATAGCGCGACGAGCAAGGGGAGAAAACATCATTGAGTGAGAGATCCAAGCAGCTTCTTCTCCATCACCCTGGAAGCTTCTACCAGATGCTGCGTGACCAAAGAAGTCGTGCACTGCACGGAACTTGTCGTTAATGTCCTTGGTTAGAATCGGGTGAACTTGGTCATCTGCTGTCTTGTAAACCTTTAGGGTGTTGTTCTCCATGACATCTTTCATCATGGCCTGAGCGTCAGGAACGTCTACACCGTCAATTGTCTTTACGTAAGGGTCGCTGTCAACGAAGTCAATCTTGACACCCTTTTCCTCAGTTAGGAATTTGTACTGATCTTCAACTTCTTCTGAAAGCTTCTTGTATGCAGCAATAACCTGAGGGTCATTAGGATTGCTAATTAAGCGATCGTATTCATCAGCAATCTCACCGGCGATCTTTGCTGTCTTAACGTTAGCTAGGGTTGCAGCGTCTATAGCAGGTGCAGGTAAGCCTCTAGAGGCTAGGTACTCAGCACGAACCGGACCAACCTTCTCCCTAGCTGTGCCGAATACGCTCTTGTTTGGCACGCCAGCCTGGTCTAGAACGTTGTCTACGGCCTCCTGTACAGCGCTAGCGTCCTTTTGAATAGGTGCTTTAGCGTTTGCCTGGGTCTGTTCTTTCACTGCCTTTTCAGTAGCTTCAGCAACCTCTGCAGCAGTGTCAGGGATCTCTCTTTGAAGTGCAGGTTTATCTGTAACCTTTGTAGTACCCTCAATAACATCATCCACTGCTTTTGCAGCCGTAGGAAGAAGTTTGAATGGGTCGATTCCATACTTCTCGGTAAATTTAGCAACTTTTGCTGGATCAGCATCCTCGCCCTTACGGACGATCTTGCCGGCCTTCTGGATCTTCCTTAGGGCTGCCCACTCTGCATAGTTCTCAGCGTTACCCTGCATGATTCCACGGTAAAGGTTTCCAAGACCTTCTGTACCGAGCACTGCAGTTCTTGGCCCAGGGGTTGGGTAAAGATCTGCAGTAGGTCCCTTTACGGTACCATCTTGGATCTTTATGTCGCGAAGAGGTGAAAGTCTTTGAATCTGCTCTTTTGTATTTGGTGTTACATAAGTGTTAGCAAGTCGCTTGCCAGCTTGATCAAAGGCTTCCTTAGTTAAGCGAACACCGGCTCTGCTTGCTGCAGCACCTGCTACGATACCGCGTGAAGTTCCTTTTACACCTGCAGCAATTGCGCCACCAGGAACAAGCCACAGTGGGTCTAATGCGATGTCTAGCGCTAATCCCCAACCGGCAGAGTCTGCTTCGCCTACTCCAAGGTCTTGTAGGTTCTGTGACCAGGTTCTACGCTCTGCAATACCTTGACCAGCGCCACCAAGAATAGATCCAATACCACCAAAAAGATCACCACTCTGGGTCTTTTGAACAGCTTCGCCAATTCCCTTACCGAGACCGGCGGCAGCGTAGGATCCAGTTGAAAGAAAGTCAATGATACCTTGACCTAGGCTCCAAGCGCTTTCAGGAGCAGTACCGCCTGTTGGTTCAGTTGTTTCTAACTTTCCGTATTGGGAAAGTTCAGCTGCTGTATCAGAAACTTTTTTTTGCCCAGAAGCGACGTTCTTAGCGACTTGGTTAAAGTACGCCTCAAAAGCCTTGTTAGTCGCCATATTTATAGTCTACCAATGATTGATAGGCATTTGCCTAATTACTCGGATGTAGTTGGGTTTGCTATTGAATTATAGTACTGGCTAAGCAATGGAGCTAGCAACGGGCTTTGACTCAAGGAGGCTCTTGCCTGTGGAGAGCTTGCCTTGAATCTTTCGATAGCGATCAGCGGGTCAGCCTTCTTTTGGCCTGACTTGTTAAATAGATCTGTGTAGTTGTCTGTTACCCAGTCAGCAAAGGTGTTTACTAGCGGTCCAGCAGCCGGCGCTAGGCTAGGGTTGTTTTGTAGGAATATTCCTACTGGATCCGTAGCCGGTTGACCGTTTTCAATTGCCTGAATCTGCTCAAGGATCTGTAGCTGAGCACCTAGATTTGGTCCACTTCCGCCACCAGCTTGGCTAGCAGCCTGTGAACGCTGAGTCTGTACATTTGCACGCTCAGCCCTGATTGCAGCCAATGCGTCCTCTAGAGAACGCTGAAGAGTGTTTGTTGCGGACTCCTGCTGTAATCCGTAACCAATTTGCTGATTAGCTCCCTGCTGTTGTGCGATTGCCTCATTTGCAAGCAATGTGTTTTCAGCAGCGCTTCTTTGTGCTTCAGCGTCCGTGATCATACCCTCAGACTGCTCGGTAACAATGTCGCCACCAGCGTATTGGCCAGCTAGATCTTCTAGACCCAAAGCCTCACGTGCCTGTGTTGCTGTAGCCAATCTTGCGTCTTCTGCTGATCTGGCAGCTCCAGCTCTTTCGGCTTCTTGTGCTGAAAGGCTTGCACGAATTGCCTCACCGCGAGGTGCAATTTTGTCGATCATACTTTGGTTGATGCCGCTGAGCTTTCCGTAGATGTCAGCAATCTGACCACTGTACTTCTTGTAGCGCTCGCTTACTCGCTCAGTCTCCTGGTCCAACATGCCTAGAGTAGCGTCATAGCCAGACAGGTCTACGCTACGTCCACCAGAGCCTTGTCCAGCTTGGTTAAACATTTGGTATAGCAAGTCAAGCATTGGGTTGCTTGGCTGAGGCGCTGCAGGAGCACCATTCATTCGTCTTTCAGCAGCATCAGCGGACTGTGCGCCGGAAACAAGGCCACGAAGGTCAGTAGGGCTAGGTGTACCTGCTGAGGTTTGAGATCTACCAGTACCTGTTATGTTGCCAAATCTAGGATTTGAAATGTTACTAAGGGAGTTTGTGCCAGGCACTCTAAAGACCTGAGAACCTTGCGGGCTAGGAACGTTGCTGTAGCCACCGGCAACTCTATAAACAGGCTTTGGCTTGTATTCGCCAGTACTAAAATCACTCATACTAAATCACACTCGTTACGCCAGCTAGTTGTTTTTGAACCCATTGCTGCAAGGCGGCTTGCTTGGCAGCTCTTCCCGCAGTTGTCTGCGTCCAGTCATATTGCATTGACTTGGTTTCTCCAGTAGCTGGATCTTTCCAAGAAGTTGTTTCACCCTGTACTAG